TGGAGTTTGAGCCGCGATATAAGTCAGATATGATTTTACAAGACCCAGCGAAGAAGCAACCAGACCCCAAGACCAACCCTATTATTGGTCATTGGGCTAAAGTTACGATTAAAAAGTCTCCAAATGAAAAGACAAACAACACAATTTTGTATCCAATTAGGTATGGCAGAGTTGGTGGTAAGTCAATTTGGGTAGAAAAGGAACTAGTAGATCTCCTATATATGTGGGAGTTTGTAACCAAAAAAGGAGCTTGGATCACTATTGGCGAAGAGTTTAAAGAGCTTGTGGCTGACGTTATTCAAGATTTGCCAGAAAAGATTCAAGGAGAAGCTAATTTGTTTAAGATGATTGAAGAAAACGGGGAACTTTCTAAATTTTTAATAAATTATTTTAAATCTAATATTGGAGAATTGGTGTAAAGTATCTTTACATCCCCTCTTTAACTTCGGTAAAAGAGCGCAGGGTTTCGGCTCTAGCATTTTGTCACGGCCCCTTGGACTTTTCGTGTTNGTGTNNTNTNNCAAACCAAGGGTGTCCGTGATTAATTTTAGTGTAAAATTAATTTAATGNAACAAAACGCAGATACCCAAAGCCTTATGGCTGCGGTATGGCCTTTCCCTCTTTCGCCCGATAAGTAAAGGGGCTTTTTTATGAAATTCTTAACTCTATATGGTAAGGAAAAGCCACTAAGAAACCCACATAAATACAAAATCAAGTGGAATGGCAAATGTCGTAGCAAATTTCAGGCAGAAGTTAGGAAATATATATACCCATACTGGAAATATGATGCTGTATATGAAGAATTTAAGGTGGTCGGCACACAATTAACACTTGATTTTTACAATCACACTCAAAAAATAGCAATAGAAGTTCAAGGCGCTCAACACTTAAAATTTGTAAAACATTTTCANAAAACCAGAGCAAACTTNGTTCGCCAAATNCGNAGAGACAATAAAAAGCTGGAATTTTGCGAAATTAATGAAATCAAATTGATAGAAATTTATCCAGACGATGAATTATCTACAGAATTTTTTGAAAAACTTTTAGGGTAAGTGTAAAATAAGCTGAATGGAAAAGCCAAAATTTAAAGAATTTCAATTGCCGCAAAAGATCCTAAATCAGCTTTATGAGCTAACTGGCGGCAAAGATTGCTATAAAGGCTTCATTATAGTTTATTCAGACGAAAATGGAACACCCATTGTGTACACAAACTGCGAATCTCAGATTCTGGAAAGCGGCTTAATTAAGAGCCTTGAAGATTATATACAAGAAAACTGGGAANAAAATTCAGAAGAAATAGAATCAGAATAAAGCTTGACAAGTTGGNTCAATTGCGTAGTATGCTCGCAATGATATACAGTTTAGAAATCGAAAAACAAGTCTTAGCAGCATTCATCCAAAAACCAAAGATTTTCTTAAATTTCAATCACTTGATTAGTGAGGCTGATTTTTACGATGGATCGTTATTACACAGGACAATCTTCTCTGTTTTAAAAAGAGCTTGTCAGAGAGATGAAACCATCGATGATATCGTTTTGGTTCAAAGAATAAAAGAGCTTGGCATTAAATTTGAGGAAGATATTTCTCTAATTGATTATATTAGATCTCTATCTATGCGAAAGATTCATTCTGAAGAAAAGATTGAATCATCAATCAAAGAGCTTAAAAAATACAGCGTTCGCAGAGAGATACAAAAAACAGCACAAAAGATTGCAGACTCAATGAAGAGCGTGTCGCCAGACACACCTTATCTAAAAATCATTGAAAATGCAGATCAAATATACAATGATAAGATAAATCTTTTTGAAGTCGGGGACGATGTTCCATGCAACATCTACGAAGAGATGGAAGATTTTATTGAAGATCGTGGGAATAACCCAATCGACGAATTTGGCATGATGGGTCCACACGAAAAGATTAATGAAATTTATGGGTCTCTTTTGCGGCCTGGAAATATTTCCGTGATTGTTGCCCGTTCTGGTGTTGGTAAGACTCAATTCTGTATGCATTACGCCACGCAAGTTTCTGCGAAGTATGATGTTCCTGTTCTTCACTTTGATAATGGAGAAATGAGCAAAGAAGAGCTGATCATTCGCCAATGCGCTTCTTTATCTGGGGTTGCTTCCCATCTGCTTGAAAGCGGAAAATGGAGGCAAGCTGGAGAAGAAGTCGTTGCAAAGGTTAGATCTGTCTGGAACAGAGTTAAAAACCTGCAATTTTACTACTACAATGTTGGTGGCATGGATGTGGATTCAATGATCAATACACTCAAGCGTTTTTATTATTCAAAGGTTGGGCGCGGGAATAAAATGGTCTTCTCTTTTGATTATATCAAAACTTCATCAGAAGCTGGTGGTAACAAAAATGAGTGGCAACTTGTCGGTGAAATGGTAGATAAATTTAAAAAATGTATTCAAAAAGAAATACTGGAAGATGGCAATCCAGTGATTCCGATGATCACATCTGTGCAATCAAATCGTAGCGGTATCACAACCAATCGCCAAAGTGCAAACATTATTGACGATGAATCTATTGTGTCGCTGTCCGATCGAATTACTCAATTCTGTTCTCACATGTTTATTCTTCGACAAAAAACTAATGACGAAGTTGCAGAAGAAGGCAACCAATTTGGCACACATAAACTGATCAACGTTAAAGCAAGACACTTGGGTAAAGATATTGCTGGTGCCGTTGAGCCAGTTCAAGTAGATGACAACCTTCGCAAAAACTTTATTAACCTTTCTTTTAGAAACTTTAATATCACGGAATGTGGAGATTTACGAGATATCGTTTCTTTCCGAAATACTGGCGGAGATTTAAACCAATCAAATCAAAACGAAATTCCCTCTTTCGATGACCTATAAAGAAACATTAGAAAAATTAGGATACAATTTACAAGATTGTGGCAACCATTGGCGCACTCGTGCAATTTATAGAAATGGAAAAACCAATACTTCTGTTATTATATATAAAGATACTGGGGTTTGGAAAGATTTTGGTTTAGACAATCAGGCAAAGCCATTCAATGCTTTAATTAAAGAAACCCTTCAAACAGAAGATTCTAAAATACTTAAAGAATACCTTGTTGCCACAAATGATCAATACAAACCAAACCAACCTAAACTAGAAAAAATAGAAATGGAAAAAATATATCCAGAATCATACCTAGATAAACTTTTGCCCATGAAAACTTTTTATCAAAAGAAGGGCATTTCAGATAAAACCCAGACTAAATTTAAATGTGGTTATGCTGGAGGCGGCAAAATGTATCGCAGGATGGTTTTTCCAATTTATGATTTAGATAATCAAATACACGGTTTTTCAGGTCGTTCTGTAGTTGATGACGATAACGTACCAAAGTGGAAACACATGGGTCGCAAAACAAATTGGATTTATCCACACCACCTTTCTCATGACGCTATTGAAGAAAAAAAAGAGGTAATACTTGTAGAAAGTATTGGCGATTGCATGGCTCTTTACGAAGCTGGGTTTGAGAATGTTTTAATGCTTGCTGGTGTAGATATTTCCGCAAAAATGATTTCCTATCTCAACACATTTGATTTAGATAGAATTATCATCGCAACAAATAATGATAACAGCAAAGAAGTAAATACTGGAGCCTTAGCCTCAGTAAAGGTCGCCGCAAAACTATCTACTATTTTTGATTTATCGTTGATCAGAATCAACCCACCAGTTTGTAATGATTTTGGAGAGATGTTGGAGTGCGATACAGGCATGTTAGACAACTTCAAACAATGGTACGAAAGAAAAGATAAGTGGGTAATGAATGATGAAAAATTTCAAAACTACATCATAAAACAAATAAACAAATACGAACCACTTAAAAAGAACGCCCACTGCAAAAAATTAATTAAAATATTAAATGGAAGTTAAATTATCAGCAAGCCGAATTAAAACGGCGCAATCGTGCAGTTGGATATACTGGAGCAAATATGTTCAGAAGTTGCCCGACACAAATAATGACGGCGCTCGTCGCGGTACAGTATGCCATAATGTTTTTGAATTTTTATCAAAGCAAAAAACTAAGGCTCACTTCAATAAGATCGTGAAAGCCGAAGATCCATTTGCGTCGAAAGCTGTCCGTGATTTAATTATGTCCGACGCTTCCGAACTGGGAGTTACAGATGAAGAAAATATGACAATGATCAAAGAAATGATTCTCAATGGTCTTAGTTGTAATTTTCACGGTGAAGATTTAGGCATTCCAGATGAAGCTCACGCCGAACTAGATTTTGACATCGAACAAAACGGTTATCATATTCGCGGATTCATTGACCAATTGTTTTTATACAAAGACAAAAAGATTGCAATTATTCGTGACTATAAGACCAGTAAAAAAATGTTCGAAGGTAAAGAAAAAGAAGACAACCTTCAAGACTATATATATTCTTTAGCGGTGAAAACTCTTTTTCCAGAATATGTAAATAGGAGTTCTGAGTTCTTGTTTTTAAAATTTGATTTAAAAAAGAATGGCTTAATGAAAATGGCTCCAATTGAAGATGATGATCTAGAAGGCTTTGAGATGCAATTAGCATCTATTCAAGAATATTTAGAGAACTTCGATGAAAAGGATGCCGTTTCTAACTTTGCAATAGATAAAGGTTTTCCAGAAGACGGTTCATTTGGGGGTAAACTTCAATGTGGGTTTGCTAAAGAAAAAGGCCAACTAAAAAAGGACGGAACACCAATGTGGCATTGCCCTTATAAGTTTGATTTTTGGTATGTAACTATTCTAGATGAAAATGGCGAGTTTCATTCTTCTTGTTTTCAAGAGGACTTTGAAAAAGAAATGGTGCCAGAAGGTGGAAGCCACGAAGTAAAATATTACGAAGGCTGCCCAAAACACTTGACAAATAATTCATAACATGTATATTGAAAGCATGATACCTTTATTTAAGACTCATTTCTCTATAGGAAAAAGCATTCTTCGGCTAGAAGATATTGATAGAATCACTACCGATCAAGAAATTGAAGAAGTCTATTTAGTAGAAGACTCCATGACAGGATTTCCAGAAGCCTTTAGGTTATTTGGAGATCGTCTGCGTTTTGGATTAAGATTTTCTATATTTAATGAAAATGAAGAAGGTGAAAGCAAAATGATTGCTTTTGCTAATGGTGATGCTGGATGCAAGGATTTGTATAAATTATATACCAAAATGTTTGATACAAAACTTGTAACACCTTGGAACGATTATGAAAATCTTGTTTTCGTAGTGCCTTTTTATGACTCCTTTCTTCATAAAAACTTAACTAGCTTTTCGAACTGTATGCCAGATCTTCCTGACAATATTACATTTTTTATTGAAAAAAACGGACTACCGTTTGATTCTATTTTAGAACAAAAAGTCATTTCTTACAAAAGTAATAAACAAGATGTTCAGTTTGTGAAATCAATCTATTATGAAAACAAAGAAGATGTTGAAGCATTTCAAACATACAAGTGCATTTGCAATCGTCAGCCTGGCCGACAAGCCAGCCTATCTAATCCACGACTTGACCATTTTGGCAGTGATCGTTTTTGCATAGAAGCTTGGAAGGAGGATAAATAATGGAAGACTTACTAAGATTTAAATTTGACCAAAAATATGTTATCTTTGACACCGAGACAGAAGGTCTAAACCTTGTTTCTTCAAAGCCTTGGCAGCTTGCTTGGATTGAAGCTACAGGAAAAAAGATCNTCAAGAAGCAAAATCGCTTTTTGATGTGGGATGATCTAAATGTATCAGAAGATGCGGCAAAAGTTACTGGCTTTAATTACGATAATTATGTAAAGCAAGCTGAAGACCCATTTGTTGTATATAAAGAGTTCATGGATTTGATTAGCCAAGATGATGTCATTATCGTTGGTCAAAATCTTCTAGGGTACGATATTTACATTCTTGGAGTAATTGCTCGAAAACTTGGTCTCGATATTGATTATTCTTTCGTAAATCGCATTTTTGACACGAAGGCTATCGCCACAGCACTTGCTAAAGGCAATAAAACACCCGATAAAGACGATTTTATCGCTTGGCAGATAAAGTGGCTACATTACAGAGAAAGAGGTCTTAAAACTAATCAGAAGCGTTTATTGGAATATTATGACATCAAGTTTGACGAAAAGAAGCTACATGACGCTCTTTATGATATTGAAAAGAATTTTGAGATTTTTATAAAACAACTTTGGGAACTTGATATATAAGTGTAAATAAAAACATGGGCATGTATGACCAAGTTTCCTTTGAGGACATTGAAAATCATTTTAATCTAATTGATTGGGGCGACCTTCAAGTAGANNATGAAATTGTCGAAAAAATNAAACAACAAAACACTTTTCAAACAAAATGTCTCGATAATTGTTTAAGCAATTATATGATATTTTTTGACGGCTCATTAAAGTCACAACATTTTGAAGAGTATGAGCATATAAGCGATCGAGATTCTCCATTAAAGTTTAGAATTCAAAAAAAGGGAGAATACTGGATGAATGAAGATTTTGATGGAGTTATTAAAATTTACGACACTTGCTCAATAAAAAATGATGGTTTAAAATTTTTTGTAGAATTTAAATTAAAATTTGCAGAAAAAAAACTTCAATCAATAAAATGTTCGGATATCCATAAGATTTAGCTTGCAATTGTGGTGCTTTTGCCGTAATATGCATATATGCTAAATTTAAAGTCTTATAATCAGCCTATGCCAGCAGGTGTAAGGTTGCCAGAAATTGAAGTCGATAGAAGAGTTTACTATCAACTGGATTTAGATCCAAAGTCATCTAACTACGATCTTCTAAGAGCCTTATGTTTGAGGGGCGTAAAAGAAAGAGGTATTGATAAGCTAGACAATAAGCAAGAATACTATGATCGGGTGAAAATGGAACTCTCTGTTTTGTCTGAGCTTGGATTTATTGATTATATCTTGCTCAACTGGGATATTTTAAACTTTTGCCACTACAATAGCATACCAACAGGCCCAG